GATAATGCGAACCGCGCTCTAGCGCTAGGGCGTGGATTTCGTGGATAGGCAACGGGCATGAGCTGGCTCAATTACGAGGATGTCGCTGAGCAGCTTTCGTCGGCTGGACTGATTGTCGACCCGCAGCGCGGGCTGGAGATCAACACCCCTGTTGTCGTGCGGTGCAAGGCGGACGGGATTCGTGGCCGGCCTGGGTGGTATCGGCTTTACTCGATCTCGCTGCCGTCCGGTGATGGTCTGATCGTCGGTTCGTTCGGCGTCAACCAGGGTGCCGAGCACAACACGCAGAAGATCATCCTGCGCCGTGAGGATCGGCCACGGCTGACGCAGGAGCAATTCGAGGCGATTCGATCGAGGCAGATCGCCGACCGCCAGGCGTCTGAAGCTGAGCAGCGCCGAAAGTGGGCTCTGGCTGCAGATCGCTCTTCCGCCTGGTGGCGCCAGTGCGTCGATCATGGCGAGAATCGCTACCTGATCCGCAAGGGCCTTCCGGCCGGACGATTGTATGGCGCTCGATTGTCGCCATCAGGCAACCTGGTGATTCCGATCCAGGACGCCAACGGCAGGATATGGGGTCTGCAGGTCGTCTACCACGATTCGGAGATCGTCAAGCGCAAGGGCCGAGACAAGGATTTCTGTCCGGCAGGACTGGCCAAGAAGGCGAACTTCTTCTGCCTGGGTTCGCCGATGGCCGGCCGTCTTGCACTCCTCTGCGAGGGCTTCGCCACCGGCGCCAGTCTGCACGAGGCTACCGGCTTGCCGGTGGTGATCGCCTTCGACGCCGGCAATCTCCTGCCGGTCGCCCAGGCGGTAGTCAAGAAGTACCGCGGGTTGCGCCTGTTGGTCTGCGCAGATGACGACTACGACTGGCAGGAGGTTGGTAAAAAAAACGCCGGCATCGAGTCCGGGAAAGCCGCGGCGCTCGCCGTCGGCGGCGGTTGCGTCTGGCCGATCTTCCCGGGCGAGCGCCCGCTCAAGACGCACAAGGGCCCCACCGACTTCAACGATCTGCACACACATCCCGATGGCGGCCTGTCCATGGTCGCCAGGCAGATCGAAACCTCCATCACGGCTTTGGGCTGGGGCGCCGCAACGAAGCCAGTCATACGGGCGCCAGAATGCAGGCAGGGGGATGGGGAAAAGCGCACGCCCATGCGCGGACTCTACACGCTGGACGAAGCCTGCGAGCGCTGGACGCTGCTCTACGGAGCTGATGGCGCATTTTTCGACAGCTTTGAGCATCTGATCGTCAAGAAAACGGATGTGCTCGCGCTGATCCCGGACCATGCCGCGCGCGACTGGAAGTTGCGACCGGATCGTAAGGTTGCCCGCTTTCAGGAAGTCGGATTCGACCCCACCGAGACAGATCCCCGCGTCGTCTGCAATCTCTGGGGAGGCTGGCCGACCGCACCGAAAGCCGGAGATTGCGACATCCTCCTCGAGCTGCTGCGCTGGATGTGCAGCCTAGAAAGCAACTCCCGCGAGGCCTACGAATGGGCGCTGCGCTGGCTGGCCTTTCCGATCCAGCACCACGGCGCCAAGATGAAAACCACGCTGATTTTCCACGGCCTGCAGGGCGCCGGAAAGAACGTATTTTTCGACGCCATCGCCGCGATTTACGGAGAATACGGCGGCACCGTCGATCAGCTCGCCGTCGAAAGCCAATTCAACGACTGGGCCAGCCGAAAACTCTTTCTCATCTTCGACGAAGTCGTCGCCCGCAACGAGTTGTACTTCCTCAAAAACCGCATCAAATCTCTGATCACCGGAGACACCATCCGCATCAACCCGAAAAACCTGACCGCCTGGAACGAGCGTAACCACTGCAATGGAGTTTGGCTGTCGAACGAGCTCCACCCGGCAGCCGTCGAGCTCTCCGACCGGCGCCACTTCATCATCTGGACGCCGCCGGCGCTGACCACAGCCTTTTACCTAGAGGTCGCCGCCTGCCTGCGCAATGGCGGTCGCGAAGCGCTCCACCACTACCTGCTGCATCTCGACCTGGGCGACTTCGACGAACATTCCAAGCCGCCAATGACCGACGCCAAGGCCGCCGTGCAGGAGCTGTCATCTGGATCGATCGAGCGCTTCTGGCGCGACTGGTTAGCCGGAGAAACCGCTTACCCCATCTGCGCCTGCGGATCCGGTCAGCTATACCGGGCCTATGCTCGGTGGTGCGTCGCTGCCGGAGAAAAGCCGCGTAGCCAGAACAACCTTTCTGGCTACGCCGGAAAACAGCCCGGCTGGGCCATCGCCCACAAAGACGTTTTCGAGACAGCCCTCTATTCCGGAACCCCCAAGCGCACGCGCCTGCTCATCCCGCCGGATAGCGCGCTGCGACCTCGACCAGGGCAGGATTACCGCAAGCGCCCCGACAAAACCGAGGCGCAATGGGCAACCGACTGTTTTTTTACCTTCCGGGATGCGCTCGGAGGCAACGAATGATACTCAACCGCACGCAACGCACGCACCCCCGAACGCACTCCGAACGCACGCAAACCCTTGCTGTGTCTGGGTTCGCACGCAACGCACGCACTCTCGTATACGCACTACGCGCGAGACACGCACACGTGCACCATCAATTCGTCAACATGATGTTCCGCGCGTACACGGGGGTGCGTGCGTTGCGTGCGGTGCGTGCGTTGGCAGCATTCATGCGGGTTTGCCTGCGTGCGGTGATGCGTGCGGTGCACAGCAGGTGCGTGCGGTCGCGCGCGCGCGCCTTCTCTCTCTCTTTTTTTTAGAAGAAGAAGATGGAGAGAGAGCGTCCAGCCGCCTTCGCCCGCCTCCTCGGCGTTCACAAATCGTCGGTCACCCGCGCGATTGCCGCCGGCCGGCTCCTGCTCGGCGAAGATGGCAAGCTCGATGTCGCCGAGAACCTCCAGCGCTGGGAAAGCACCCGCAGCGGCACCCGCCCGGATGTCGCCGCGCGCCACCAGGCGCAGCGCATCGCCGCCGGCATCGTCACCCCTGCGCCGACGCCTGAAATCTCCAGCGTCGCGCAGGAAACAACCGTCTCGGCCACCATCGAGCCAACCGCAGACCCCGCCGAAGCGGCTGAAACCCTGCAGGACTACCAGACCCGCAAGATCACCGCCGAAAACAACCTGGTCAAGCTCGGCATGGCCCTGCGCTCCCACCGCTGCTACCCGCTCGAAGACATCCGCCGCGAAGCGCTCACCATCGGCGCGACCCTGCGCGCCTCGCTCGAACGCCTCGTCGACCAGACCGCGCCGCGCCTGGCGATCATGACCGAATCGCGCGCCCGCCTGGCTCTACTCCAGGAAGAAACCGCTCGCCTGCGCGCCATCATCAACGCCGAATTCCCGCGCGCGCTGCGCCGCCTGCGCACCCGCGCCGACAAGATCGGCAGCAACGAGACCCGCGCATGAGCCGCAAACCACTCCGCCAGACCATGCCGCGCACCGCCGAGCTGATCGACTCCCTGCGCGAGCACTTCGGCTCCGAAGACATAAACCAGGCCGTCCGCAACGGACTCGCCGGCGGTACCGATTTCTGGGCCAGCGAACAAGGCACCACCCTCGGCAATCGGCCATCGCCGCCCGGTGCCAGCTTCACCGCCGATCAACTCCATCTGCTCACGAAAGACAAGCCATGAAACTTTCTGTAAAGATCGACGGAATTGCTGCGATGCAATCCGCACTGAGCGACAGATCAAAGCAATTTAAATGGGCAACTATCGTTTCACTCACCCGCACGGCAAAGGAGGTGCAGGTTGCAACCTATGCAGAGATGGCGTCGAAGTTTGATCGTCCGACGCCGATTACCATGAAATCATTGCGTATTCGTCCGGCTACCAGACAGAAAATTGAGGCCGAGGTTTTCCTGAAATCATGGGAAGTTGGCGGCAAAAATCTCCGGTCTATGGAAGAGATGATAGGACACCAGTTCCGGGGCGGCGACCGTTTGCGCAAGCGCATGGAAGAAGCTTTCACGCGCGCCGGATTGATCAATTCTGGGGAATATCTGGTTCCAGGACCAGACGCCAAGCTGGACCAATACGGGAACTTGAGTCGCGGTCAAACCCAACAAATCTATGCCGCATTGCGCCTGTTCTGGGACCGCTACCAGAATCCAACAAACAGCGCGCGCAGCAAACGTCATGCGGCAGCAGCGGGAAGGATGTTCTGGTCAGCAGGCCCGAATAGCCCGGCCAAACGCCGCCGCGGCGTGTGGTCTGTGTATGGCCAGGATACTCCAAAGCTGATTCTGATAGTTCTGCCTCGTGTGAGCTATAAGCGCCGCATCAATCTGCCTTTAATCGCTCAACGGGTCATTGACAGCCGGTTCAAACAGATCTTCAACGAGGAGTTTTCCAAGGCAATGGCGAGCGCGCGCTAGCCCCATGCCCACCCTGATCGAAGCCCAAACCGAGAAGGTGCGCCTGGCCGCGTTGGCGGCCGAGCGCGAGCTGGCGCAGGCGCTGGCGGCGACGCGCAGCGCCGACGTGCTGCACGCCGCCGCGCTCGGCGTGCGCCGTCTGCTCCTCTCGGCCATCGATCAGCTTCCGGACATGCTCGCCGACGCCATCGCCGGCGAGCACGACGAAACGCGCGTGCACTACCTGCTCTCGGACGCCATCTATCAGCTGCTCGACACTCTCGGCAAGCGTGCCGAAACGCATAGCGCCGCGCTTCCGGAATTCGGCGAGCGCATCCGCTACGGCTCGCGGCCGCGCGATCTGCTCACCGTCTCGCAGTGGGCGGATCGGCATCGCCGCCTCGAGTCCGGCACCAACTCACCGGGACAGTGGCGCACCAGCCTGACGCCCTACCTGCGCGACATCCTCGATGATCTGTCGGAGCACTCCCCGGTGCGCGTCGTCGCCTTCAAAAAGTCGTCCGGAGTCGGCGGTACCGAAGTGATTTTCTGCTGGCTCGGCTACATCATGCACCACCTGGCCAACAAAGACGTTCTCGTCGTCGTGCCGACGCTCGAGCTACGAGACCGCTCCTTCAACCCGCGCTTGTCGAAGATGTTCGACGAAACCCCGGCGATCGGCGAGCTGGTATCGAAAGCCAGCCGCAACCGCGCCAATCGCGCCGATATCATCGAGTACGGCGCACGTGCGCGCATCATCAAGGCCGGCGCCAATTCTCCCGACTCGCTGCGGATGGATCACCTCCCCTACGCCATCTGCGACGAGATCGATGCCTATCCCTGGGATGTTGGCGGCGAAGGCGACCCGCTGACCCTTATCGAAAATCGCCAGCGTACATTCTCCCGCCGCAAGAGTTTTTACCTCTCGACCCCGACCAGCGAAGACGCCTCGCACATCGACTCGCTTTACCAGCGCAGCGACCGCCGGCGTTACCACGTGCCCTGCCCGCACTGCGGCGAGCATCACATTTTCACCATCGAGCACCTGAAATATCGCATCGCCGCCGGCGATGGCGCCGCAGACGAAAAGGAAGTCGTCGACGCCTGGATGGTCTGCCCGCACTGCGGCGCCGAGATCCGCGAAGGCGACAAGACGGCCATGCTCGCCGCCGGCCGCTGGGTGGCCGAACGCCCGCACCTCAAGCGCGTGCGCGGTTATCACCTCAACGCGCTGTACGCGCCGATCGGCCTCGGCTCCAGCTGGCGCGAGATCGCCCAGAAGTGGCGCGAGGCACAGAGCGACACCGCCAAGCTCAAGGCCTTTCACAACACCTTCCTCGGAGAAATCTACCGCGAAGAAGGCGAAGGCGCCGATGCCATGCAGGTGCAGGCGCGCGTCGAAGCGTACGACCCGCGCGCACCGCTGCCCGGCGTCTGGCGGATCACCGCCGGCGTCGACGTGCAGAAAGACCGCCTCGAAGTCACGCTGATCGGCTGGGGCTCCGGCGAGGAATCCTGGCTGCTCGACCACGTCATTCTTCCGGGTGATACCGCGCAGCCGCAAGTCTGGCTGGACCTCGAAAGCGAGCTCGCCGCCTGGCGCCCCAGCCTGGCCGCCATCGATGCCGGCTACAACACCTCGATGGTCCTCGATTTCTGCGCCAAGCGCGCCTGGTGCGTGCCGGTGAAAGGCGTCTTCGGCGTCGGACGGCCGCTGATCGAAGACGAACGCCGCCGCAAGGCCCGCTTGCGCACCCGCCGAAAACGCGGGCAGCCGATCGAGCCGCTCGGCGTCGATCAGGGCAAATCCCTGCTCTACGGGCGCCTGAAGATGGTCAAGCCAGGCCCAGGTTTCGTGCACTTCCCGGCCGAAGAAGCTTTCGACGACGAATACTTCCTGCAGCTCACCGCCGAAGAACTCGTCAAGCGCGCGCGTTCCGGCCGCACCTTCATGGAGTGGAAGAAAATTCGCCCGCGCAATGAAGCGCTCGACTGCTGGATTTACGCCCTCGCCGCTTGCCGTCTGGCCGGACCTCTGGTGGAGCGGACGCCGGCGCCGTATCGCGCGCAGGAAGCGAAAAATGACGCATTACCGCCTGCCGTAATACATGGCATTCAGCCAGCGGAAGAAACCGTCGCGCCAACTCCGCCGCCACCCCCAACCCGTAAAAAGCGCGCCGTCTCGCAGCGTTCCGGCGGTTCCTTTCAACTGCGGTACTGACCCGGCGCAATTCCGGCTTGAGCGACTGCATCCGACAAATCATCCGGCAAATCGTCATCGCCGCCAGCCTGCCGGAGACCCTCAGCGAGCATCTCTCGGTCGAGATCGAGCGGCAGCTGCGTAGTCTGCACGCCGGCGAACACCTCTACATGCCGAAAACCGGTTCGCGA